TATCACCACTCTGACTCTTCAATTTATTCATTAATGCTGCACCATCAACCTTTCTACTTCCACCACCAGAAGATTGATTATTATTACCTGCATTTTTCATTGCAAGTACTTTCTGTTGAGCACCAGGAGAAAGTCGTGATGGTCTACCACTTAATGTTGTCAGTCCACCGCCACCACCAGCATTATTTACAGGTTTTTGAGTAGTTTGAGTATTTTGTTTAGTATTTTGCTGTTGTTGCTTTACTGGATTCATACGAAGACCGCCAGTAGAACTTCCTGAAAGTTTAAATCCTGAAGTTGCTTTGCTTAAATTCTGTTGAGATTGCTGACTTCTCTTAAATCTCTCAGAAGGACGCATAATACTTTGCTCTTCAATTTTATCAAAGGACTTATCTTTCAATTTTTGTCCAACTTTTTTAATTGCACCATCTGTTGTTGGTTCTGGAGTAGTCTTACCACCTCTGGTATGGAGATTTGTTTCAATATTACTCTTCTCATCTAAAGTTGATCTCCAACGATAGTGTGGAGTTTTATAAACCTTTGCTTCATAATCAATCTCTTCTTTCTGAGAATTACCCCAATTTGCAGCACCTACTTTACGACACTTAACTAATGCACCTGATGCATATGCACTTGGCCAAACTGAATATCTTGACTTAACTTTATTATAACAAGCATCCTTTTTACCACTACCCTTACCTTTCTTATCTTTTCCTTCTGTTAAATCTTCTTCCTCTAATAATACGTCTCCAACATTAACATCATTCTCAGCAAACCAACCACGATTAACTTCTACTGCATATCTGATTTCACTATCAGGACCTACTGGAACAGGACTCATTGGTTCCAATTCTTCAATACTATCAATTGTTCCATCTTCCTTAAGAAAAGCAATATCAAGAGGAATATAAGTATTCTTCATATGGAAAGTCCAATAATCATCACTTTCAAATATAAAGAGCATACCTCTATCTTGTTCCAAACTTTCACGGAACATTAAACCACATTTAAACTCTCCATCGTTTTGTGGAACTTCAAGTACAAGAGGCAATGAAGTAAATTCAATTGATTCCTTTTTTGTTTTCTTTTTCTTTTTGTAAGTCATTTCTTTATCAGTTGAAACATAAGTTGGTTTTGCAGCATTTCTTTTTGATTGCTGTCCAGAATCTTCTCTTCTTTTTTTATTATGTGCATACTCTCTTTCCTTCTTACTCATACTATCATACTTAGAACGAGATACACATTTTGGCACTCCCTCACCTGGTTCATCACTTGCACAAGTTCCACCTGTTTTAACATTCACCCAACCAGGTTTACCGCCCTTTGATTTTGACTTACCAAACCAATCACGAAGAGAACCTTCAGAAACTAAAATTCCATCCTTACGAACTTTATATCCGTCAGGAATAGGTTTACACTTTTGATCAGTGTTACAATAATATTGTCCCTTTTTACAGGAAGTCTTTGCCATCTATAGACTATTCAGAGCTATTATTATTTAGCATTCCATCTTTTAACATCTTTGATAGTTCACTCGTTGAACCTACAAATAATGCGTTGTTTGTAACATTGTTTTGAGTTTTAGGATTATCTTCTTCTATATCTTTTACTTTTTTATGTAAATCTGCCAATTTATCTGTTGTATCTGCAACTGATTTTATAAGTTGTCCAGCAACTTCATATGCTCTTGGACTTGCAGTTTCACCTGCAACTTCCATAATACCATTAATTGCTTCTTGTCCTTTTTCTATAAGTGAATATAAATTTCCTCTTGTGTAATCATAATCTTTTCTAACTTCATCTACTTTAGTTGCTTCCTCTGCTTTAACAATAGCATCGACTTCAACACTACCATCAGTATTGAAGGTATCATTCAGAGAATCGTAACCCTTTTTCATTAGATGTCTACTCCTCTATTTGGTGCAAACTCTTTTCCATCCCCAAAGAATGTACTTGTTTCTGTAAATCCAAAATCATCACCTGGTTCAATTAATAAGTCATCTGCAGTATCTATAACCTCATCTTGGTTATAATCTTGCTTTGCTTTAGGTAAAACAGTATATCTTTGTACACGTTTTGCTGTTCTTCTATTTGTATCTTCATAGTAATCCAACTGAACTTTTTTGATAAGTCCTTCTGGAGTTTGAGCAATATGATTAAAGAAGAATGTTTTTGCAGTAAATGACAAAGTGTATATTAATGCTCTTCTTGTTGCAAAGTCTCCTTCATAATCATCTTGTTGTGCAATATTCGATAATACCATTGGTATATCTCTTTTTTCTCCAATAGACTTTACTAAGTCGATTGATATATTAAAACCTGGTTGAAAGAATGGTAATATCTGCTCAAGTATTTGTAATCCATCATCCTGTTGTTTTACTAAGATATTTAAATCAAATCCAAGATTATAAGGAACAGGCATAAACACCTTTTTCATTTGGTCATTATTTACATCTTTTGCTTTGAACGTCTGAGTTATACCTGCCTTTCTTGAAGAGTCATAGGAGATATTTGTAATCTCAAAAGACATACGAGGTAATGTAATTTGAGTTGCTTTATTTAATTCTGCTTGTTGTGTAATTCTTGCTAAAAACTTTTGTCTTGGACCATATGCTATAGGAACTTTAATATCAGATATAACGTTTCCTGCACCATCATCATGTTGCACATGAATATCATTAAACAATGTACCAAATGCGATAACTGTTTTTCTTATAATTTGATGATAAAAATAATTTCCTAACATTTTTCTATACTAATGACTCTGAACCACCTAATAGTAATCCACTTTTTGTTGCTATATTATACATCTTAGAATGTATGGTTGAATCAACTTCAGTTGTCCATTTTGATGTATTTTCAGTTGCTATCCAACATTGTAAACTATCATGGATCGCTGGTGGGATACTGTAATCAAACCAAGGATCATAAGGTATTTTATCTGATGATTTAAAAGGTCTAGTCATAGTTAAAAAGTCCCAAATGGATTTGACTCAGTAAAGTCGATAATTAAATCTGCTTCTGACTCAAATATATCGCCTTCATTATATTTATCGGTGCTGTCATCATCATCAAACACAGAAACACTGAATAATGCACCAGAAGTAAGTCCTTTGACATCTTCACCAGCGAAGAATCCCGTCGTTGTTGTACCGATTCCAACATTACCAACTTTAAGTATCTTAGTATCATAATCCCAATTCTTAACTCTTGCCTGTGTTCCTGAACGCATACCCTGAACAACTTCATTGAATTGATAAGTTCCAATTCCACTTATAGTCTCTGGATCATCTACTGTAATTGCAGGTGCAGCAGTATAATTTTCACCCGCATTTACAATAAAGATATTCTTAACTTCATTAAATCCACTTGAATCATCAATTCCAATAGATGCAATAGCAGTCGCACGATCACTCGCTACACCTGCTTGTGGTACTGGTACAGTGATGATTGGTACAGTACCATATCCAACACCTCCATCATTAATTGTAAATCTAATAATACCTTGTGATGCAGTATTAACAGAACATGTTGCTGCTGCTCCACTACCTCCTCCACCTGTGATTGTTATTGTAGGTGCTTCAGTATATCCAAATCCAGCGTTTGTTAACAATATTTTTTCTATAGATTGACTTCCAGCTCTTACAGTTGTAATCGCAACTGCTGTTGCATCTGATAAGTTTAAAGTACTAGGTGAAGTTGAAATTGATACTGTAGGTGTACTACTGTAATTAAATCCATCGTTATTTAAAAATATTTCACGAACATATCCAGTACCAACAGATGCAGATACTGATGCGGTTCTACCAACTCCAACTAATTGTATAGTTGAAATATATCCCTCATCTTCAACTTGAGTATCAATTGCATCAATAGAAGTGTCAATAACCTCATCTTCATATTCAAAGAGTTCACACTTAAGTTTGTAAACGTATGTATTGCCTAATTGATAAAATGGTTCTTCATGCTCTACAAATTTAATTTCAAATAATCTTTGTCCTAATGGAAAAAATACTAAATCACCTTCACGAGGTCGAGATGATAATTCAATATCTTCATCTGCATCCATAAATGGTGCAATAAATTCTTCAAATCTTTCTTTTGAAATAGTAAGAGTTACTTCATCTCTTAAACTCATACCAAACTTTGTTAAAACATCTCCAGCACCTTGATAACCTTCATAGGTATCAACATATGCTTCAATTAAAAAATTATCATCAAACTTTGATGCTTGTACTTCTTCAATAATTGATGCTTGATTTACAAATTTTCTTGGTATATAAGTTACTTCTTGACCGTAAATTTTTAGATGTTCATTAACTAAGTTTTGAACTAACCTTTGTTCACCTCTAGAACCTTGTAAAAAGTAGGGATTTAATGCCATTATTCATCACCCAATAAAATCAAGAGGAGGAGTTTCGTACTCCGTTGCCATTTTTGATTCTAATGCTTCTAATTCTCT